AAATTCATCAGCACAATAGTTTCTTGCTCTCGTAATGAGTGATTCATTAAAGAGGTAATACACCTTCATGTTAATGCCATACTTTACGCAGAGTGCCGTGAGGTCACACATTGAGCGAGTGTAATTACCATGACACTGGCCGCCATACATTGGAGTTGCTACAAAGAGCGATCTTTTTCGCAACTCTTCAATTTCAATTTTGATTTCCATTAATTATTACTCCACTGATCGAAGGAGACTCTTCTTTCCGCCAACTGCAGCAGGAGGAGTTACAATCTGACTTGTAGCCATTTGATAATCATTAATTAGAGAATCAACTGGAGTTGTGACAAACAATACATTAGCTGGCTGTAGTTCAAAGCCTTCCATTGCTGTTGTGTATTGCATGAAAGGAACAAACACTAGTCTGTTTTCTTGGAATGCAATTAACAATGGCTTATTCAACTTTACCTTTGTCTTTGTTTCCTGAAGATCACAAATGATCTCATCACCGTTTACTAACTTAACAATCTTAATATTCATTACAATTACCTCTGTTGGTTTTTCAAATAACGTGTATACTTTTTAAGCTGCCTTAGAGCTTTGTCTTTATGCGCTGGGTGCATTTTCTTTAAGAATGACACACCCTGTAGATGGTCATATTCGTGCTGGAAAATTCTGGCTGTCATGCCAGTAAATTTCCTCGTCATTACACCTCCATCAGGAGATGTAAACCTTACTCTAACATGAGCAGGTCTTTTCACCTGTGCGCCAACGCCAGGATAGGAAAGACAACCTTCCATGAGCGGTATTACTTCCTGTGATACATCAACAATTTTAGGATTGAAACAAGCAAAAGCTGGGTCACCTTCCATAACAAAAACTCTATATGGTAGGCCTACTTGATTGGCAGATAGTCCAATCCCCTTATGATGCCGCAACGTGTCAAGAAGATTCTTGGCAAGCTCTAGAGGGTCAATTGGAGGATTCACAAAATCAAATGGTGCAACCTCCTTTTCCAAGATTGCACTATCGTAATCAATTAAATCATAAACCATACTTTTTATCATGCTCTTTGTTCAAACCATAACTACCATCATATTTATGTAAACTCTCAGCCTTGAATAATAAAAATTGACCTACTCGTGTACCTTTTTCAACACTAAATGGTCCTGTGGTAACATGCATTGCACCAGCCATTACACCATGATAACCAGAATCATAAAGACCAGATGTCAAGAAGATACCATTACGGTTTAGGGTAGAGCGAGTGATGACCCAGCCTGCCTCTCCTTCACCAACTTCAATAATGTTTTCCATTACGACTTCATATGTACCTGGGTCAAGATGCCAGAAGCCCCACTGATCAGGCTGAAGCTCAACAGAACCTCTGTGTTGTTTTTTAGTTTCAGATAGATCAAATCTATTTGGAAGAATTTGAAACACTTTACCAAGTCTTAGGTCAACTGCGTTTGGTTGAACATCACCTGGTTCTACTTTTGTGAGCTTGGAATTATGCTCACCCATAATGTGAATCATCATTTTTGTTCACCTGTCTTTGGTTGTGTAAAATGATAAAGGAGAACAATATAATGTATCGCTTTCATAAGATCTTTTTTATTATTACCATCCTTCCTACCATATCTCATCAAATATTTAATTGCTGTATCCCTAGAAGTAGTATCAACACTACCAAGCGAATCCCAAACGTCAATAGTTTGAATGTCTTCCTTACCAACATAGTGCTGGTTGTAGGTCTTACTAATATACTCTAGTACTTCCTTGAGGATCTCATCCTCTCTAAATCTATAATCAATACCAGACATAATTTAAATACCTCTGAACGAGAGTGTCAATGTAGTCCATATTATACTTGGCTAGATTGTAATTGTCAATAGAAATATCACTTTGCTTTAGATCAAAGTCCACTTCCTTCTCAAACTTACCATCGTAGATACCAGTTGGACTACAATCAAACTTACCACCATTCAATCCAAACCAGACACCAGCAGAACTATCCCATGTGTCGATATATTGTTTGAATGGGGCCATCAGCTTAATTTCATTTGGCCCATCTACCATACCAAGGAAATGAATCTTCTTACCATTATCTCTAATACGGTCTAGGATACCCCTCTCCTTAAGCTCTTGCATGAACATATAACGAGCAACAAAGCGCTGGAGCTTGTTATCCTTCTCTACATTATATGCATTAGGTATAGCAAGAATTGATACACCAATATAGTCCACATGATTAGAAGTAGATGCCCAATCAAAAGCACTAATTAAATCTTCCTTATCACCAACCTTAGATTGAGGGCAGAAGAATGTACCAAATCCTTTATTTTTAAATAAAGGAGCAAGATTAATTGCTGCCTGAATAGTCTTAGAAGAATGTTCAGCTGGATAGTCCGACATAACAACATAATCAGCTTTAACTAACTGCGCCATCTCCAATACTTTTATAGGAGTTAGCATTGGCTTGCCCTGCTTGTACATTTCAAAGGCACTATTATCCATAATAATCATTGCCTTCTCGTTGGACTTCATTCTTTTATAGAATGTTGTATACTCATCACTCGTATCAATAAGATGAGCAAGAGTTAGGTGAGCTTTGTAACCCTCTACAAGATCCAAACATTCAGTAGGTGCTATATGGCAAAATTCTGTCATAATTATTCATCCTTTATCATTAGGTGGGGACGGTGACGCTCATAAACAAGCTCACAACCATTTTCATTATCTTCACTTACAATTATTGTGCAATCTCTATTAGCATACTGATTCTTTAAGTATGCCAATAGTTCTTCAGCAATCATTTCACACGACATGAAATCAAGCTTCAATGTACCATTACCATACAATGCTTCCAACTCTCTTTTTAAGAGAATAAACTCAACATCACGGTCATCATGGAACACCTCAAGATAAACCTTGAAGTGAAACATATGGCGATGAGGGTTAGCTAGAAAACTAACCTCTTTCAGTTTCTCATCTGTGGCAGCAGCTGGATAGCAATGAATGCCTTCCTTCTGGAATGTTACCCAAATCTTTTTCTTAATCATATAACTTCGATCCTATACACTTTGAGTAGATCACCATACCGACCATAGCGAATTGAAGACAGATAAGGATTCTTATCTTTATTATGTTTTGGTTTCATGGCTTGAATAAGCACTTGTTCTGTAAACTCAATATGAGGGGTCTGGCATTTAAATGGTTTGATCAACCAAACAAACTGCCACGCTTGATGTTGTTCTAGTAGAGTTCTAAAATGGGTCATGTCATAACCCTTTTCTCTTGCCTTTCTGTGGTTTAGTTCTAGCTGCTTCAAACCTAAAGAAGTTGAACCAACATATATTAGTTCACCAGTATCACTGTAGACACCATATACTCCTCTAAACCTATATTCAAGAGGATCACTTACGTTAGACACCCAGGAACCTCATGTGGACTAAATTTAGATGTGACTGCAATAGCATTCCAAGGATGTAGACTCTCTTCATGCGATACAGCTAAAGAGAAGTCTCTAATTCTACCCTTATCAAACCATTCGTCCAATGCAGCATACATTATACGGCAAACATCTTCAGAGAACAACAGGTTGGCTCCATTCAATTCAGCAAACGCTTGCTCATCTCGTCTCTTAACAACAATCTGTACCTCAGTTGGTATATGCTTTCTGCAAAGCTCAACAAGATCTTCAAACCAAATAATCTTTGATGGATCAAACTCAACCTTGACCTTTAGAATAGATCTCTGGCTATGAGCATTGGCAGCAGCATTACGATGAATGCGGGCATCATATGCTAGCTCAAAGGAGCAAGGACAGGTTGAGCTATAGACATAGTCAATAGTAATAAAGAACTTGTAGTTACCATTGTGGTACTGACCCTCTAGCTCTGTCTTATAGGCAATATGACCACGAAGTTTTTCTTCTGGATTATCTTCTCTGCGCGAGCGGAGAGCATCTTGAGTCCATGGATACTTAAAGCGAAGCTTACAGTATGCACTTTTAGAACCCTGCTTCTCAGCAAGCTCCTTTAGTGCTCCTTGGATGCCATCAATTGAAAGATGGTCTTTGATCTTATTATGCATAATGAGATAGAGTCTCGAGAGATTCAATCCCTTAGCATTAGGGTCATCCAAAGAGCAATAGAGGCTAGCTTCTGCCTGCAATTGTTGAGTATTGCCATCTCGACGCTTGACCATAATAGGAAGGTCAACTGGAGCAATGCCAACCTTACGAAGAGGAACCCTCGCACCAGGTAAAACTGGATTTACTTGAGGGTCTGGTAAATCTTCACAATAAAAATTACTATCATAATTAAATACAAGATCTGGCATCTTCTTTGAGTAATCAATACCCATCATTGCACCTCACGGTTTACATAAAAAGCAGAGTTAAACTCATGCTCGTATATTTCTACGGTGTCTATCCAAACACGATTGTTTGTCAACTCTTGAATCTTGGGATTAATGTTATCGAACACAAACTTACATGACGCTTCGATACCAGGACCCCAGCCCTTTGTTACATCCATGACATTCATACTAATTGCATCCATTTCATGCAATTCTTTAAACAGTTTAAGATATGGGTCATCAGATGCAATTAGCATTCTATGGTCCCATTGGTCCTCTAACCACTTCTTTACCCATTTAAGATCACCAAAGTCCATGCACCACATTCTTTCATCTAGTGATGTGCATGCAAACGTAAGCTTAACATAACGCCCATAACCATGGGCCCACTTACAATGACCCTTATCCCTCCACTGACGATGGCCAGTGGAGATGGGGCCTATTCTTTTAGTTGAATAATACATTATTTTGTCTCCCACCAGAATTCAAACCACTCAGGTGTTTTCTTTCTTGAAATTTTAGTACCATAGAAGTTGGGTACTATACTCTGATCTTTATTAAAGATCAAGGAGGCAACGAAAATATTTTCAGAGTTGAGTTTTGGTGAAACTGAACTACTCCAATCTTCAAACATTGTCCTTAGCGCCTCACCACTATCAATAATGTCATCAACAACAAGTACCTTCTTACCATTATTAACATCTTCTGGAATCCAAGAGTTACATTCTCTATCCTCATGGTCTCTTGTTGACCAGCTAATTGGAACTAACCTCAGGTTGAGCTTATGCGAGAGAACAACTCCAGGAATGAGGCCACCCCTTGATAGAGCAACAATATAACTAAACTCAATCTTTGATTTCTTAATCTTTCCGACAAGAGTTTCAATGTCGTTGTCAAAGTCTTTTCTTTTGTACTTAATTATTTTTGGCATATGTCTTTCCTAAACCATGTTATAAACACTAACCTTTCACCTTTCTCTACTTTTGTAACTCCATGGTCAACGGATGCTAAGTAGTGTACTGTTTCGCCTATTAGTTGCGGGATAATTTTTTGACTCTGATCTTTTCCAACAATGATATCACCACCAACTAAATCATCTGACCTATCTATCAATGTTACTGATGAACCTTCTACTGTTATTGGATTGTCTTTGTGGATTCTTGTATATGACCCATTTTTATACATGAGAAAATAGTTTTCAGTTTTAACATTCCTACCATGAAAATTACTCAACTTTAGTTGTATATTATTCCATACTTCTGTTTCTGATATGTAAGCATGAGCCTTGTAGACATTGAACAAATTAACATTTTGTTCATAGAATGTGTTTGGTAACTTCTCGTATAATTCTTTGAGATAGTTTATTTCTTCAACACTAAGGATAGTTGATTTTTTAATCATTAAACACCAATTGTGTTACCCCACAAATAAACATGGACTCTTGCAGATACATTATAGCCTCTTTTATAAGCTTGTTCCGCTATTGCACCAGCACTCATGTAACCCTCTAGCTCACCAGTCTGTGCTTCTTCCGTGGCACCAACAGGCATAATCCAAACAGGAAGTTTAACTCCTGCCTTTCTAAATTCATTTGTTACATGGTCAACTTCTTCCCACGTTTCTTTCTTACCATTAACGACATACTTAATCTGGCCATTGCCTCTAGATAGCCTACTATACTCAGCCAGCACCTCAGGAACGATAGCGTCCTTGTTTGTTTCACCAGAAGTAGTCCAGAGCTTAGGAGAAGATGATATAAAAATCTCTCTACCTTGCTCCCTCCAGTTTGTCATAAAGTTACTAAACTCTGGCTTCAATGGTTGTGTAGCATTAGTCTCAAATGTAATGAACCTAGGACTATTTTTAATCCTATCAAAATAATCTAGAATACCAATTGTACATTCCTGGGCATGCTTCATTAAAGGCTCGCCACCAGTGAAGCACATGTGGATAGGCTGGCCAGATGGATGGTCAAACTTTGCTTCCATATTATGTTCAGTTCTAATAGACCCTATAATCTGATTAGCAATATACTCAGGTGTGCCCTTATGCATTAGGTGCTTAAACTTCTTAGCCCAAGAATAGGAAGAATCACAACCATACTTCCATACAGGTAGGTCTTCAACTCGCTTGATGAAGTCGATAGGCATATCCTTATAGGGAAGC